GGCTTGTCATCAGCTCGACGATCTGGGCTTGGGATGGTGATATCGAATGAAGCAGCGCCTGTAGTTCCTACTAGCGCGTATCCGATCTTGTGGAAATATGTCCTACCAGGCAACGCCACGACTGGCTGTCCCTGATAGCTACTGAGAGTGTTAACCCAGTTACCTGGATAAATTTTCTTTGCCATTGGTAAATACCTCCTCTATTAAGTGTTGTAGACGAAGGAATAGGCCACAGTGATGAAGTCTTTATTGAGAACTTCAAAACCAGCAAAGAGCGACCATATCATTATGATGAAACGTGAAAAATCATCATTGTTATTAAGTAGTATCTGGGCATTGTTACCACCAATCCCGACGCCAACGGCCTGTGGACCGAAGAATAGCATGGGTGCTGCTGTAGTAACAGTGCTCACGATTGCAGGAGCTGCATCGGCGATACTGACCTGTAATGACTTCTCTGGCAGGTTTGTTGACTCGAAAAATCTGCACCCCTCAAAGAGGAATCCCGTTGGCATGACCGGCTGTCCAGCCACGAAGCCTCCTTGACCATATGCAGGGCCCATTCCTTGGAAGAAGCTGGCGTTAGGTGCCAACTCGGGCTGCATAGGATTAACCTGGCCTTGTCCTGCGTAACGCGCCACTTCTCTGAACGCGTCATTTTGCCGCAAGTGCATCATTGCAGTTGGATCTGCAATCACTCGATAATAACCATCTGCGAAGGTGGGGACATTGCGTTTCCGCATGTCTTTAACAACCTCGAGCAGGTCGGTTTTTACGTCAAATTTGGCGCTCGCCCCAGCCGCGTAAGTCAGGAATGGAGCTGCTGCTGCTCTAGTTAAACCGCCCGGATAGTAGTATCCACCTTGGCTGCCAGAGCTGGCTCCATTGGCTTCCGCTTTAAATAGTTCATCAGCGAAAACGCGATCTCTCCAGCGGCGGTAGTCATCCAAAAGGGTCAAACTACCTATGCTCTGATGGAAGACATTTAAGTTTCCAGTATCAAGCAGTAGGCGCTGAGCCGTGAGCAAGGTCTCACGAGCCACCTTGAAGGTCGATGGCGATGTAGCGTCTGTAGGATCGGCAGGACCCGTGTATTCCTTCAGCGTTACTAATACCTTGTCTTTAACAATATTTCTGCTGGACGCCGTCCCTAATGTTTGATCAGCAGTTCGTTCGCGGGAGTCCTTGTTACCAGGATTTCCCCAGAAGCGATAACGATCTAGCTGAACAGTTTGGCCGGGTTGCTTGGCGAAGTCATGCACCACGACGGGTTCAACCGCCATTTCGATGATATAACCAGGATGGGGCCTATAGAGCTCAGCGCCTAGCAGCTTGGGGAAGTCATTGTCTATCCACATTGGGATGCAATTCTCCTAAGCGTATAAGGTGTAAATCACACGTGCTATGCGTGCTTAGTTACTACTATAGATATTATTTATAGGGAAAAACTATTGGATGTAATTGACGTCCGAGGCGTGCTGGGGCTGTTGCTTGTCGATGGCAGCCTCGTCGCATACCGCACTCCTGCAGGGGGTTACATCCAGTTGACCATTACTGCGGGTGCTAACAGCTCTGCGTACCTAGAGGAAAAAGTAAAGGAATTCCGCGAATTTATCCCTACAGATGCTCAAATTATTCACTACAAAACAAGAGTCAGAGCAAATGGGAAGACGACTCCCATTATGAGATTTCGTGTTAGCACTAATAAATTGCGTCCCATCTACAACCTCCTGTACCCAACTGGAGAGAAGACAGTCACACAAGCAGCCCTAGACCTTCTCGGGGCTCAAGCAGCTGCATGGTGCTGGGCAGAAGGAGCAAAGCCAATGAAGGATGGCTCGGTACTCCTCACGAGGGTGGGGGCGACGGCGCCAGAGGCACATTTGATCTCTCGATGGCTCGAGCTCCTCACAGGTGCCACTTCGACTGTGCAGGAACATTCACCACGTCCACGTCTTACCTTCAGCAAGTCAAGCGCCAAAAAGATCAAGAAGGCTCTATCTGATTACGCTCCACATAGCCGTAAACACCTCTTCACTACGGAATGTTGGAATGCAGGCAAAATTCGTAGCGCTCGCACTGAGTTACAGCTTGGGAGACGGGAAGATCGAATTAAAGGGGCGGAGGCGGAGGCCTTGGCTTGAAATAGCAAGATCGGAAGTTCATCGCGCCTACCTCGGTCACCAGCTCCACAGCCTTCGCACTCTCCACGATGGGCCTATTGATTGCTACAGGGACCGGATAGCCACTGATGGCTATTACGACTTAGAGCGCTTCAGACTCACAGGGGAAGGACTATGGAGGGCTTACGAGCTTCTATGCCCTAGAGATAGAAGGGTCATCTCAAGACCTGTCCTCGACCTTGTCGGCGTACCTGGGCTAACGGCTCTGTGGATCGACAAAGGGAAATACATCGGTAGACGTGGACATATCAACGGTCGCTGGAGTCCAGAAGAGTACAAAACCATGGTCGAGTGGATCCAGGATCTAGGGATCGATGCCTGTACTCGTAGCAATGATCGCCGAATAACACATATTTCTATCAGGGCAAAAATAATGGATGACTTTATTTCTCTTATCAGCCCATACACACATCAATCAATGAGAAAGAAATTAAAACCAGTTAAGGTCTAGCGTGATGGTGTCCTGAAGTTGAACTATGTCAAGGACAACCCCCACCTCCAGGAGTTCAAGTTTTTATAGTTTCCTTGAACTGGTAATAGATCTCAAGGGCGAGTCGCTCTCGTGCTGAGACACCTGGATTTCTTTATTCCATTAACATTGAGCTAACTGGGCAATCAATGGCTCACAGTCCTCTTAATAACACAAGGAATACAGGCCTGTACGAAGAGGAACTCCATTACGGATATTCCGACCTGTCGGGCATTCCTGAACTAAGGCGAAAATTTCTCGAATACTGCAGGGACAATCCAGACGCCGACGAATGTCGACTTTATGAGGACTAATGACCAGATTCCAAGTTCCAAATCAATCAGATTCAATAGCACGTATTAAGGGTGGATACGGCGGTAGTGTTAATACCGGGCCTTCCTTCTTACGTCCTGAATATGTTCAAAATAACAGTTTCGCAAAAGCAAGGGATCTCGGCGTAGTTGCCAACTTGGCTGCAACATTGAAAGGAGTCATAGGCACGGAGCGCGGTACTAATACTCTTTACTTCAAGGTCACTTCTACTAATAAGTCTGATATAAGAATCAATAAAAATCCTGTCTCAAAATACACAGATCAATACATCTCAGTTGGCCTCCTAGGAGAAGACAAGAAACAAATCACAAGATCCCCAGACGGGTTTGCTTATACCAACGAAATAATCAACACAAACATCCAGGAGTCAAGACTAACACTGCCTACTGGCACCTATTACTTTACTATCAGCAACTCACAATGGCAAGCGCTGCCATACAATGTGACGATTCAAGTCATACGCTACAGATCACTTGAAGGATCAATCAAAGGCGAGCTGATTTGCACATCACGTATAGCCCTGGTCAAGCTGCCTGGTACAGCCCTATTATCCAATCAAACTTCAGGAACAATACCTATACCCAGTAAAGTAAAAGCTCTTACAGGCTTCTCCGAGTCGCAGAGTGTCCCTTATATCACTTTGACGATTATGAAGGGAACTGCTGGGGGTACAATGGATCCATATGGGCGATTAAAAGCAACTTGGCGCATCTCCGGTCCAGCTACTGGAACGGACCAAAGTTCGGGAACTTTAAGCTCAGCACCTCCCTCCGGTGGAGGCTATCCATAGGCTGACAATTATCTAAATTTAATTGCCAGAATAAAACAATAGAGCAAACTTCAGAATGGCGTTTTCGCAGTATTTTGCAGAGAAAATCCTTGGCTTTATTAAAGCTCAGCCGTTTCCGACTGCATTAACCAATGTCTACATAACACTGCATACGGCAGATCCTGGCATAGCAGGGACGAATGGTGACGCGACCGCATCTATTACGGGATCCGTAAACCGCACTACATTGGCAACTACAAACTTAGGTGCGATTACAGGTGCGAGTCCTTCTGGGTTTGAAATTAAAAACACTATTGTCGTTCAAATAACGACTAGCGCTGTTAATACCGTCACAACAACAATTACACATTTCGGGATCTGGGACGATGTAACTGGAGGGGACTTCATCGCCTCTGGAACCCTGACCAGTAGCGTTGATATAGCTCTTGGCGATACCGTGCAGTTCAATATTGGTGCAATGGCAATCAAGGTCGTCTAGAGACTGATCAATAACTCCAAACAGCAGCAGGGCGGGTGCCGGTTCGAGAGAGGAAGCGCCCGTGCTTTCTTATGTCGATATGAATAAACCCTTGATTCCGTCCATCGCCAAAACCACCGCTCCATCTTTGAATCAGCCAATCGTGGAAATCATCGATTTCATCGTCAAGCGGATAGAGGTCTAAGGCCATTCCCTTGGTGTGATACGAACCTTGCTGCCCTCCTAGCTCAGTGTTATAAGGCTCAGGCCTGAATCCCGACAAGATACATATAGATGTCCCCCACGCCTTCCGTAGCTCATCAAACTCATTGCAGAGCTCGACCAGCGCCTGCTCCACTTCTCCAGAGATAGAAGAAATCCGACGAGAGTCATACTGCAAAATCTCGCCAACAGAGACGAACTCGCTCACCATGGCACCAAAATCGTGCCAATCAATCTCACACTTCTTGGGCTCAGGCTGAGTCGCTGATTCCCAGGACCAATCAGGCACGTAGATAGCCCACTCCTGGCCAGAACCTTGAAGGGTTATCCACGCATGGCTGTCTGCTGGCAGTTCTTCAAACCTTGTGACAGCAATAGTCTCCCCTTTCTTAATAGGTTGTTTACCGTTATCAGACAGGTAGTCATCTTGAATTGCAGCGCGCTTGAGGCAGGTGTCTTCACGTGCGGCAAATGACATCAGGCCGTCGTCCTCTCTTTGCCAGGACTCGCCCTCGAGCTTGCGCCGCATCCTCAAGCCGTACATAGAGCGCCCGTCAATCTTTGAATAAAGACTAATTACCTCTGGCATTTTTCTATAAAACTCAGGCCGTCTTACACCCTTTCTGAGGATTTTTGAGATCTCCTCGAAACCAGACTTGTTATAGAAATTACCTCCCCAATTCCAAGCAAAACAAACTAAGACGGCTTGGCGAATCTCTCCGAAACGGTTCCATCCTGGGATTGATTCCAATCCAGGTAGCAACGTGTCTTTAATCTGTAATTCAAGAAGACCTCTGCAGACCCCTTCCGAGCACACATCTCCGATGCGAACTGGAGACCCATCAAAGTAACGAGTTAATCCAGCACAAATAGTTGGGACACCTACTGGATCTAAGTATGCGTCAAGGACAATTCCTTCATATTCCTCGATCATCCTCGCGGCTAATTTGATTGTCCTCGTCCGAATCGCCATATATGCCAGCAAAGCGCAATGACAACTTAACCATTGGCTCGCGACCTTCTGCCATTTCTATCGCGTAATGCTGTGCATGCTCATCACTTAGTCCTGACGACTGCAGCCGTTCATAGGCCGTGAAAAAGTCCTTCAGCCTTTTAGCCTTATCCTGCTCTTTTAAAGTCGAATAAAGCTCCTCGCTACCAGCAAGTCGCATTCAGCCAAGAGGAGTTGTTATGTATTAATGTTATCTATTTATGCCAGGCCAAGTGACTGCATAATTACTGCTGCCATCTGATTGCGATCGGTCACCCCTGGAGCCACAGATTGTCCGTACTGGAACATTTCCTCTTTACCGCCACCTACACCAGCTGATTTCTGCATCTCTGTGGTCTTGTACGCTAACAAAGCATTCGCTGCATTAGATACTGTGTTCTGAGCGCTCTCCTGAGCTCGAGCACCATCCATCATCGCAGCGCCAGTTTGGGCGTTATTAATCTCTCCCAGAACTCCACCCCTGCTTACAGATTGCTGAGTTGAAAGTCTTGCCTGATAAGTAGATTCAGCATTTGGAGCGTTGTTCAACTCTGCCGCTGTGTGATTAGGGGGGATCATCATAATTAGAAGCCCCGTTAACCGGGGCGATAGATTCAGTTATCCGATTGCTGGAGCCAAAAGAGCGACTGGTGCTGTCTCGGTTGCTGCAAGGTCGAGTGGGAAGTTATGAGCATTACGCTCATGCATAACCTCCATACCAAGATTAGCTCGATTCAACACGTCGGCCCATGTAGGAACGACTCTTCCTTCAGTGTCAAGAACAGATTGATTGAAATTGAATCCATTCAGATTGAAGGCCATCGTACTAATTCCCATACTCGTAAACCAAATACAAACCACAGGCCATGCTGCTAAAAAGAAATGCAGCGAACGACTGTTGTTAAATGAGGCGTACTGGAAAATTAGTCGACCAAAGTAACCATGTGCGGCGACGATGTTATAGGTCTCTTCCTCTTGTCCAAACTTGTATCCATAGTTCTGAGACTCGGACTCGGTCGTCTCTTTAATGAGAGATGACGTAACCAAGGAACCATGCATAGCAGAGAAGAGAGCGCCACCAAACATCCCCGCAACTCCCAGCATATGGAAAGGATGCATGAGGATATTGTGTTCGGCCTGGAAGACCAACATAAAGTTGAACGTCCCCGATATCCCCAACGGCATACCGTCAGAAAAACTCCCCTGTCCGACCGGATAAATGAGGAATACTGCAAGGGCAGCTGAGACGGGCGCAGAATAAGCGACACAAATCCAAGGGCGCATGCCTAGTCGATAAGACAGTTCCCACTGTCTACCTAGATAAGCGCAGATACCAATAAGAAAATGAAAGATAACTAACTGATACGGGCCTCCGTTATAAAGCCACTCATCGACAGTGGCGGCTTCCCATATCGGATAGAAATGTAGTCCTATTGCGTTACTAGATGGAACAACAGCACCTGAGATGATGTTATTGCCATACATGAATGAGCCTGCAACGGGCTCACGAATCCCATCGATATCGACAGGAGGAGCAGCAATAAAAGCAATGACGAAACAAGTTGCGGCTGCGATTAGGCATGGAATCATAATGACGCCAAACCACCCCACATAGAGGCGATTGTTCGTCGATGTAACCCAATCACAAAACTCGTTCCAACTGCTTTTCTGAATACTGCTCTTATTAAGAGCTGTAGCCATTAAGTAGTAGAGCGAATGTAACTTGTAGGATGAGAGACTTATCCCCGTGGTCTCGGTTTGGGGTAGTAATAGCGTTTAAACGCTCAATATAATTTTACAAACAAAACTGCTGCCAATTTAAACAACTGACAGCAGTAAATATCTGTTAGCTAGCTCAAGCTTCGGAAACTAGAACCTTGCTGCGCAATGCATCAGGAGTTGCCTGATTCAGCATCTGCCAAGCAGCGGCTGGATTGCGATCACTCATTGCTGAGAATGTTGCCCAGAAATCTGCCTCACCAGCTCTGGCCTGAACACCGGGAGCAGGCATATCCATCCTGGGTCTCTCAAAGCTTGGAGCCTGCTGAGCAGGGGCCTGCTGAGGAGGAGCCTGGAGTGTTGGAGGAGCCTGGAAGCGGGCATCGTTAGCGGCAACTTCAGCAGCTAGACGATCCTGAGCTGTCTCGGTTGGATACGGACCATTAGGACCGAAGAAATCGCCCACGTACTCAGCGAGCATGTCTGGATTAGTCAACATGACGTGATACGCCGCGTTGTCCTCTGCTGCTGTCTTGATGACACTCTGAGCGCCCTCAAACTTGCCAGCCAATGTCTGGAGCTGTCCAAGAGTCTCATTTGTTTGCTTAGCTTGCTCGAGCAATGCATCCTCGACTACGCATGAGTAGCGATTCAGAAGCGCAGGTGCCTCAGCGCCGAAGTGGTTAAGGACTTCAAGACTTTCTTGACTTACTGCGTTTAGATACCCGTCGCTCACGTTCGCGCTTGGAGCGCTTGTCGAGCTCGGGGCCTGTTGAGGTATCGCCTGGGAATAGGCCTGCGTTGCTGGCGGCAGATAGGTCTGCATCCCCGAAGCGGAAGGCGCCGCCTGGTACTGGGGCGCCTGAGATTGGTAGCTGTCCGGCTGGGCCTGATACTGGGTCGGCGCCGATGAGGGTGCCTGGGGCTGGGAGGGCTGCCTCGCGCTCAAACTGTCGCTGAGGCGTTGGAACGCCTGCTGCCATGGGTTCTCCTGAGCCGGTGTCGCCTGCTGGTAAGCCTGGACCGCTTGCTGCTGCTCCACCTGCTGTGGTGGCGCCGAAACTGTCGGGTATGAAGCTTGGGCGCTCTGGACCGGCGCTTGCGGGTAAACCGCTGTCGGCGCGGGCGCGCTCGATGGAATCAAGGACGGCTGGGTCTCCGGTGCCTGTAGCGTCGCTGTATTGTCCTGCATAAGTTAATTCTCGTTTTAAGAAATCAAGTGCCCTGTATACATAGGGTGTTAGGTCTAATCGTGGATCCGCAAGCATTGGTAAATCAGGAGCCTGCGGATGTGGAACTTGTCGCATGTTCTCTATTAGCGACAAGAATGTTCCAATACTTTGTTGAGTGGCTTGAGCCATCCTGAATGGATAGCCACTGAGCATTGCGCTCCTCTCTTCATCAGTTTTATCCGGGAAGAGATACCTAAGAGCTTCGATGCTATTTACACCAAGTTCCTGAAGGTTTCTTACAACAATACTTGCATTCAGTATATCCTCTGTGGAATCTTCAAAAACTGGACCTTTCCATCTCCATTCAACTTTCCGGTTGCCATCAGGGATTAACCCAACAACTCCAGGTGGCAGATTCTGTGTATTAATAGCCTCGCCAATCGCTCCTTCCAGGGCAGCTTTATAGTCTGCCATTGCGGTGCCAAAAGCTTGGACCGCCATCCCAAACTCATTTTGGTCTGGAAACTCCTCCTGAATTGGAGGTATTGGGCGCTCTAAACCTGCCGCTGCTGCAAAGGAATCACGGAAGATTTGCTCTTCGTGATAAACAATCAAGCCCAATAATTTGCAAAGACCATAAGTTAAAAGTCCCTTACATCTGCGAGAAGCGGTTGTTGCAGCCCGCCCGAATAGAGATTTAATCTCATAAGCCGTGGCCCCAGCGGATATGCCTAGCTCGTCTACACCTCCAAGGGCGGTTCTCACCTCTTCGCGATACTGACGCTGGTAAAGATTCTGATCGCCAGATACAGCGTCTGGAGTTAAGAAGACGGCTCGATCATTTGGCTCAATGTTGGCAATGATCCGAGGGATCTTCATGCCACCAATAGAACTACCTCCGAAAGGCTCTGAGACTCTGGTCGATGCCCTGCTCGCGGAGGCAAAGCCCGCCTGAGAACTAATTGTTGGCCTCGCTCCATCGCTGTCCCCAGAAACGACTAGGTCCTGCTTGGGCCTACTGGATACAAGTGTTGGGTTACCGAAGAAATGGATATTGGTCCTGATGTTCTTGACTAAGTCGTCATGAACAACAATTTGCTCTGCTAGCCAGTCAAAGTCACCCGTGGCGTCCATCCCGGTGGATCGCATCGTATTGAACGCCTCGACAGCCGGGATAAAGCCAAGGCTGTTCGTTAATGTTCTGGTCTGGTTCGGCGCATAAGCAAGAGTCGATATCCCTGCATCGAATGATGGCTTCTCATTGCTAATGCTCTCCGTGATTCGATCCTTGTAGACCGTTAACTTGACGTAACGAATCGAGCCCTCGTTCGTGCCAGGAACAGTCAAAGTCCCTAAGCCACTACGCACCGTAAAGCTGTAAATCAGCTCAACTTCTTCTAGGCCTCCTGATGGATCGTAGTAAGCACGGTAATTCTCCTTGCTAAACCACATAATCCTGTAGGTGTCATCTACAGGTCTGAAATAAAATAACCCCTTACCATCAATCAAGAAGTCATCAACGATTCCTTCAAGTCGAGAATCAATTTCATTCTCTTCTATGAGATCCGTTAAAAATGCCTTGCGGAAGCCAAAGGTGTCTTGTGCCGGGAAAAATTCCAGTCCCTGACGCAGCATGAAAAGCTTCATCTGCGCTAAGTGACTGTTCACGATCATCGTGTCAGTCCCAGAACCGCCGTCACGCTTACGTGCGGCCTCTAGGATCTGCCGAAATCTCTCTTGATAACTGCTCATAGCGCTATTTTAGGTCCACTGAATCTGTGCCCCACCACGACGCATTAGCCCTTGAACAACGATATTCAAAGAGTCAGCACAGTCATCATGTGGCGCATGGCCAAAGTTGATAATTTCATCAACCATGCAACTAAAGTCTCGATATTTGTTAAAGATAATTTTCTTGCCCTGGAATAAACCCAAAATACCCCTTAGACGAGCGAGCTTGTCGCCACGGAATCCTTTGACAGGGCTAACACTTAAATTGTAAAGCTGCCAGTCATTGAAAAGTATTCTCTTGAGATCTCCCTCAAAACTTTTCTGATATGCCACAACTTCTGGCCATATCACTACAGGAGAATTCGTCTGGTGATACGTCCCATCCTCCGCCTGTATCAAGAGATTCCATTCAACTAGCAACTCACAAAGCGCTTCCACTTTCTCCACATTGCCCATTGAGCGCATTCGCTTGTAGTCAATGACATAGACCTTGTCCTCTACACGGCCAGCAAGCGTGAACACTGTCCAGTCATTCCGCTCAGTCATGCCAGCGGACAGGTCAATCCCTACACCAATCGTGTCATAGGTCTCAGGAACCTCTGCTTTGACAAATAATTCAGGGGAAATCCCTAGCTCCGTAGTTCTTACGGGCTGATTCAAATACTGATAGCTAAAGGCGACTCGGTCTTCGTTCTGAAGCTTGAGTAGGTATTTGACAGACCACATCTGCGGCCAATAGGACTTAGGCCGTCCATCGTCGTCGTAATGAAGCGCTGCCTGCGTGATGACCTTCCAGCCCTTTTGCTCGCAAAAGGTTGTCGTAAATAAATCGTCGAAATGGAAGCGAGTCCCAAGAGCGATTGCCCTCGCTCCCTGGAACATGGTGGGCACGATGACATTGTTCCAATTTGCCTCCATCTCCCGACGTATGTCCGGGTTAGCAATCGCAGCGGCAGACTTGATAGCGTCATCAACAACAATCAAAGAGCTTCTCTTGGACGTGATCGTCCCTTTCAGTCCTGCGCAGGCGACGGTGAAAGCATCCTCACCCCGTACATCTATCTCTGCATGATCGAAATCAATCGACCACAGCTCATCGCTCGTGCGAGCTTTTGATAATCGAACTGTCGGAAAAATTTCCTGATAATCCTTGTTGCATATCAGGTTTTTGATCGCAGCACTCTTGTTCCTCGCTACGTCAACGTTGTACGAAACATATAAAGTTCTCAGCAGCTTCTTAGCCATTGCATGACGGCCAATAAGCCAAGCAATAAGCAGACCGATCTCTGTCGACTTCGCGCTACCCCTGGGACTCAGTAGGCACGTATTAGGGCCTGCGATATCTTGCAGGTGATCATTGCTTTGCCCTGTCAGAAACTCCTTGTGCCATACCTTCATATGACGGGCAGGAGGTTTGCCCATTAACTCGCAAAAGTAAGGAAAGCTTTTCCTTGCCTTAAAGACGTAGTCAGGTATCTCAACAACTTCCGGCTGCTTCTTAATCGCCTGAGCAGCTAACTGTGCACTACGTCGACGTGCTAAAGCGATTGAACTGCTGGGCATACATCACCCCTTCATTCCTGACTCATGTAGATAATCTCTCGACAACACGAAACACTCCATCTGCGTAGAAACCTAACAAGACAAAACCAATTGCCATCGAGACAAGAGTTGCGTTGCGGTTATGTCTCGCCATAGCAGCGTCGATCATTTTCTCAACGTCCTCTTTTGAAGCTAGAGAATTACCGCTCATCAACAAGAACCGCCCAGACCGATTCATAGGCTAGGTCCAACGCATCGGTTACATCGTCGTTCCCTTTGAAAATAGCGCGCAATTCCCTCATCACTCGATCAGCGCCTGCCAATATCAATCCACGACGATCAACGCCCTTCGTCATCCTTTCAACCTCTACGACATGCCCCCGCAATTCCTTAGATAGATGAGCAATGCGTGTAGCGGCTGCGTCAGGCTTTACGAGGTCAGCGTGAACCTGCTGCCTTAAATAGTCAATATCAGCCTCGAGCTTAACGATTTCCGCCAACATCAATTCACGTCTATTGAGTTTCGGATAATTATCCTGAACCCAATGATGCAAAGCTGAGAAGCTGCCGTCATACCCCAAGACGCTGGCATACACCCAAATCTCATAGATCGAGTAGGTGTTCTCGACGTAACTTAAAAAGCCCTCACGATGACTGTGATCGAGCGCCGAAAGGAACTTCTGAATTTGCTCCTTAGCGTCTAATGGCATCAGCCGAAGAAGCGGCGACCGGTAGATCTAATGGCGCCTCTCGCATCAGACCTTGCCCTGAGCTCTTGATTAGTTCGCTCAGAAATATTCAATCTTTCCTGCTGTCCGGCAGTTTGTATTCCTAGCCGATCCTGCTGCCCCTTGGTAACCATGCCCTTCCGCTGCTCTTCACCAGCAACTCCGAGACTCAAGCGCTCTTGACTACCTTTCTCCTGAATTCCTTTAATTTGCCATCCCCCTTGCTTATCCATCAAGTTACCTGCAATCTGACCCTCTGCAGACATCAGCTTCATGGTGTTCCCTGTCCTCAGGTTTTCCATTCCCTGCTGATAATTGGCAAGGCTACCTAGGAATGCATTGTTGTATGCCAATGCTTGGCCTGTATTGGCCTGGGTCCTGAATGTATCCGCGAGAGATCCAGCGACCATGCCACCGATCGTCTCATTGCCTGAATATTTATTGCCAAGATCAACGAGGTTCTGGATGCCCTCGTTATACATTTTTCCGGCTACCGTGCCGTAGTTATAGGCTAAAGATGACATAATTTCAATCTATAAAAGTTAGCAATCCAGCTCCGATCAGATTCATTATATTCTGCGTTTGCTGTGCTTGAAGCGCGGCGGACTGACGACGATCCTCAGCATCGATGTGCATCTTTAATCGATCTGTGCCGATCTGCTCCTGCTTGAGAGTGGTATCCAGCTGAGGCTGTTGCATCTGCTGAAGCAATTCCAACTTCCTTTGATGCGCTGCGAGCTGGGCCGGACTGATTACTTGGTCATACTCATACCTACTCGCATCAGTTGTAGACCTTCGCTCCAAATCCGTAAGGCCAACTTCCGTTTTTCTCTGAGTATTACGAATATCTAGGTCCTCTTGATTAGCTAAAGGAGTCCTCTCGTTGATAGTCGCCCCAGCGTCGGTCAACCTATTGACCCATTCCTGCTCAATCTCAGCTCTAGTCTTTCCCTTCTTTTTACCTTGCTCGACCATCCTCTCGACAAGGCCTTGAATAGTAACGCCCATTGGTTTAATGATTTATTTAAGGTTAGGTAATTCCGGCACAGTGACATCCTGGCCAAGACTTTTTTTGTACAACTCTTCCGCTAACTTAGGATTCTCTTTAATTAGCTGAGTCAGCCTGCTTCCAGGAGTCGACATCACGTTAGGCAGCTCTGGTGAAGCAGTAGTTCCCGAAGAGCTCGAAAACGTGGGCGGAGCCTCCTTGGCTTCCATTTGCTGGAGAACTTTCAACGCATCAATAGCGTCATTAGGTATATAACCAGTCGAAGACGGTCGCCTACCAGTTTGATAAGATCTCAAGGCATCATTATATTGTTCATCTAGTAATTGCTCAGCTCTGGGATCCTTTGCTTTAATACCTTTCGACCCAGCACCCCCGGATAAAAGTTTCGCGGCTAATGCTCTCTTGTTGGCCTTATTTTGTGCTGCCTGCTGGAATTCCAGCTGATCCATTACATTCTCATTGATCATTTTCCGCTCAATGAGATCAGCCTTGGCCCCTAAGGCTTCCTGGACTAAATTCATCTCTGCAGCGAATTGCAGCGCGGGGAGCGCCATTAACTCCTTGGCGACAAAATCACTCTTTACACCCTCGTAGCCAGGGACCTTACCCACTGGACGCCAATTTGCGGCGTAATTAGCAGCAACTGTTGGAGTAAATGGCATTAGAGTCCCATGAGATAAGCCTGCATTGCAGCAGATCTTTGATTGTCTGCGTCAACATTGGCAGCGCGCTGTGCATTAAGAGCGTTCTGATAGTTGTAAGCGGTATTGATTTCTAGCAACGCCTGCTGTCTTTGTAGATCATCGGCCAACTTAATTCTCATCGCTTCCTCAGTGAGCAACATATTTGTCCGCTCATTCGCCATTAGCTCGTTACGAGCTTTATCTTCAGCTGTTAACGGTTTATATCCAGTCACCAAATCATAGATTCCACCAGCCAACTGCTTCCCTGGACCACCACCGAGCATGGCGCCAATACCACCAGTAATCACAGGCGCTAATCCAGCCGTGAAAGGCGCCAATGGAAGCCCAAGTATTGCGCCCAAGGTTGCACCAGCAGCCTGTCCACCAAGTTGGCCGCCAGCTTCAGAGAAGTTACGTCCCATTGGATCATCAGAGTCTGCGAGTTCACCAGCAGCATCAGCCAGGGCTATCACTGTGGCCAAGGCGGGGGCTCCTCTGACTCCTACTTTCCTCAGTGCTTGCCCTAGCTCTGGATTCATGGCAAGTCTTGGCATCTTAGGCAGACGCCAACTACCGCCTCCGGGCACATGCTGATTGGTTTTAATATTGATCACCTTGGCAGGGTCCGGCGTATATGGAGGCTGAATCGGCGCAAGCGCCCCGCCGAGGATGTCGGACTGCCAATTATTGCTGTATGGAGCCAAAACTTTTCACAATAAGCCTATAGAAAGATTCTAGTTGTTATCAACAATTAATAGCTAGTCATACATATAAGTCTCCTTCTCTTGGGGCGACCATGCCACTCTGCTTGAGATATTCTCAATCGTCATATCCAACATTGGACATTCAACATACTTAGGAGCTTCTGGTCGTCGATCTAAGCAGAGAGTACAGGCGTGCACGTAATCAGCATTTTTTCTTTTCGCTGGCCGTTCTCTCCATTCACCGTCAACCTTCTCGTAACGGTCCTCATCGAAAGGAACATCATTCTTTTCCATGTATTCCCAAACATCTGCATGAGACCAATCCCTTAATGGGAATATCAACGATGTGAGACCAGACGGAAGGACCCTTGTCTCGATGCGAGTACCAGCGTCTCCTCCAAGAATCGGGTCAGCGTCACAACCTTTGTGTCCTATCCAGATCGCATCGACTTGATCAACTACCAACTGATCTTGTCTGGGTCTATGCAATACCTCCAGTCCGCAGACCCACGGGAGATCATCCACTGGCTCGACAATACCTGTGGGGCAGGTTATTTGAGAGCCATTGATCTGATACCAGTTTTGTACTTCAAACTCATCATCCTCTTGCTGCATCGCCGTGTCATACGGATGCCATGTATGAACTAGTAACTGCCAATCACGAATGATTCGTTCCTGGAATTCATACTTCGCTGGCTGCCATGGCTCGCGAAAGAAAATCACCGGTCGATCGATCCCAACCGACCTCAAAATATGAAGGAGGACCATGCTGTCCTTTCCTCCAGACCAGGCCACCATTGTCGAGTCGAAATGCCTTCGTGCAGACTCAATAATCTGATGGCTACGTTCGAGTTTATCTAACAACTAAGAGCACCAATAAGAGCTCTTAAAACGTAACTACACCCTTAGATCAGTCCGCCCACAACAGCCGCACCAACGCTTCCAACTGCTCCAATAATGGCTCCCGTTTTCGAGCCTTGAGCCTTGCTCTTGGCGGCAGACCTTTGCGCCGCTGCTTGACGCTTTGCTGCCTCTACTTGGGCCTGTGCCATTAAAGCGTCTCCTGCCATTCTGAAATGCGCCTCCTCTTCCGCTAATTTGCTTCCCAAGATGCCCTGAGTTCCTACGTTTGATTGAACAGCGGGATCCATTCCGATAGGAGACATGTCGAAACCACCTCCCTTCATAGGGTCCAAGCTGTTGCTGTATGCCTTGGATTGTGCCAATAACTGCGGAGTCGTTGCAAGGGAGAAGTCTCCAATCGATGCAGCCGAATCCTGCTCCTTAGCTCTCTTGAAAGCTAGTAATTCTTCAGGTGAAAGAGAAAAAGTATTTGCCATTACCAAGTAGGAGTTCCAAAGATTTGGTTGTCTGTTGCGCCAGGACGAATGGGTATATATGAGTTTACTGGCATATCCGTAGTCCAGAAAGTGCCGCCGTCGTGAATCGCTGTGGCATGCCCTGTAGATATGCCATGGTCTGTGGCATATGCATCCATATCCCCAAGACCGCCACCCCCCATATTGCCGAGTCCGCCCACTATGCCCTTACCTATAGAACCAACAGCACTCATAATTCCTCCCCATTTCGCAGCATCGCCAGCCTGCTTCCCTGCATACTCCATGGCATCAGCTTTTAATTCAGCACCTTCCATGACTGCTTTACTTCTCAATGCTTTAGACGCAAGCGCCCTCTCGAGTGCCATCTGTCTCTGAGGCATTCCGCCTAAAAAGGTGGTGTTAAATTGAGAAGCTTGACGGCTATATCCTGGAACTGGTTTAAAACTCATACTTCCTCTAAATAATCATTAGAGCCGCCTGATCGTCTTATTGATTCTAGGACCTGGCCAACACCAGTACCCCCTGCGATAGCGCCACCACTCCATCCGAGAACTCTCTTCAGAGTTTCAAGTTCATTAGCCTCTTCTTGTTTAGCAAGTTCCTTATAAGCCTCACGCACTTGTGGATTCTTCATCGCCTCATCCCTGCCGACTTCAGATGCGACCTCGCGGCGAATTCCTTCATATTTATTTCTAGCTAATTTTTGGCGATCAAATCCACCTGTATCCCGTAAATATTTACCGGCTCGTTTAATTCCATGCCGCGCACCAATCAAGCCAGCAGCGGCGGGCAATAATGCTGTCGTAGCTGGAATCGTCTTACCCATGAAATTAATCTCTGGGCCATGGATTCCATCCATCGTCGCCTTAAGTGGCCACTGGTTTCCGAACAAATATCCCTTGTAAGCGTTGTACTCAGCTCTTGAGACATTAGGTCGCTCTTTAGCGAATTCGTCGTATGGCAGCAACTTGCCAGCACGGCCCAAAAAATATCTCGAGCCTGCCTCTGCCAAGGGATTAGCGGTCTCGCGGGGATCCTCCTCGCTTGGGACAACGGCTTTATATCCAGGCTCCCTGGAGAAGTTGCCAATACCCAATGACATACCTAGCCACGAAGGTACGGCGGCGGCCATTCGCATGTTCCGATTCTTGATCATCGGCACGCGACCGGTGAATTCCCGGCTAGCAAGATTAGTTGTCTGCTGAGATGCCAGCATGCTCAAGGCTTGTGGAGCATTCAAGAACCACCAGATGTTGCGTGCACCATCGGTCGCTATGTCAGCAGCGACGACACCAGCGGCTTGTGCAGTTCCAGCCTTGAAGTTATTCCCAATCTTGACTTCACTATCCAAACCAGGTGTAGGTACATAACCACGTTGAACCGTATATCGCCTGAGATCAGGATCTGCGCGCCTGGCTTCGGCGTAATGTTCTACCTCTTCTGCGCTGTAGCCACCAAGGGGAATATTGCTAACGGCGTTCGGTAGTCGAACATTCGGAAGTGCTGCACCAAGGTTCTGTGGCAGGTGCTGTCTTAGATAACTAAGTCCTGGAGAACTGGCCAACATGTCGTAGACAGGACTGTTCTCGTAATCGCCGAATCGCAATGCATTGGCGTATCGCTTGGGACTAGCCCTAAAAGCCTGGCCAAATACCTCTCTCCAATCTGCTGGGACCTCTGCCATTATCCGAGACGAGTTAAGAGATCAGGGGATGAAAGGGTTCTGCCAGCGATTGCTCCACCTCCCAGCAGAGCAGTGATCATCGCCTCCTGCTGTTCCCTCTGTTTCGCCTCCTCCACTGCTAATGCCTTTGTCTGTGCGTTTTCATACGCACTTTCCAGCAGCGGTCTAGGCGCGTAGTAGTTCACTGGCAACTGCAACGCCATATCGCCAACATTGACAGCCTGACGCTGTAAAGCCTTTGTGGCGGCTGGGGTCATCCGACGAGCGCGAGCAATCCCGCCTGCCA